GTCGTGCAGACGTCTGCACAAATTCAAATTGGGGGTTTTATGGGGCGACCTGGTCCGAAGCCGTTGCCTGCGAATGTCCACCAGCTGCGTGGAAACCCGAGCAAAAAAGCGCTGGGCAACATCCTTGATGAGTTCCGGCCGGAAGTAGAGATTCCCGACTTCCCCTCCTGGATCTGGCCCGAGGCCAAGAAGGAGTGGAAGCGGATCGGCTTCGAGCTGGAGCGTTATGGGCTGGTTTCCAAGTTGGACCGTGCTGCCCTGGTGCTGTACTGCCAGGCCTGGGCCAAGATGGTATGGGCTGAGCGCATGCTGGCCCGCGCCATGAAGGCAGCCGATGAAGCCCGCGACCTGGCAGAGAAGGCCGGGGAAATTTATACCGGTGGCGATGGTCTGATGATCAAGACGGCCAACGGCAACTTCACCTATTCACACCATTGGGTGGTCGGCAAGCATGCGGCTGCCGAGGTCAAACGCTACCTGGACTTATTCGGCCTGTCGCCATCGGCGCGGTCGCGGGTCACCACCAGTGACAACCGGCAGGGCTCCCTCTTCCAGGAGGCGCCCCAGGATGCATGGGACGCACTGTGATCTCTGACACCTACTTTGCCGACATTGCAACCGACTACGCCAACGCCGTAGTCTCAGGAAAAATCGTAGCCTGCAAGTGGCACCGCCTGGCCTGCGCCCGTCACCTGAAAGACCTCGGGCGAATTGGAGCCGATGGATTCCCCTACGTGTGGAACCCAGTCTTGCAGAATGTGCGCGGCCTGGACTACCGGCCCGCCGAGCGGGTCTGCAAGTTCGCCCAGCTTATGCCGCACATCAAGGGCGACTGGGCGGCCAAGGGCCAGCTGATCGTCCTGGAGCCATGGCAGATTTTCATTCTCACCAGCATCTTCGGATGGGTGAATGCGAAGACCGGTAAGCGCCGGTTCCGCGTGGCCGATGTGATCGTGCCGCGCAAGAATGCGAAGTCCACGCTGGCGGCCGTGATCGGCCTGTACATGCTGGGACCGGACGAAGAGTTCGGCGCAGAGATTTATTCGGGTGCTACATCGCAAGACCAGGCGATGGAGGTGTTCAGGCCTGCGCTGTTGATGGCCAAGGCCACGCCGCGCCTGTGCCAGAAATACGGCATCGCGGCCAATGCCTCCAACCTGTCGATCCTGGAAAACAATTCCAAGTTCGAGCCAGTGATCGGCAAGCCTGGTGACGGTGCATCGCCCAGTTGTGCGATCGTGGATGAATACCACGAACACGCGACCTCCGACCTGTACGACACCATGCAGACCGGCATGGGTGCCCGCAGTCAGCCGCTGATTCTGGTGATCACCACAGCCGGTGCGGACATTTCGAAACCCTGCTACCTGCACCAGGTGGAGCTGCAGAAGATCCTGGAAGGGGTAGTTGAGAACGATCAGCGCTTCGGCATCATCTTCACGATGGATGACGATGACGACTGGACATCCGAAGCGGCGCTGATCAAGGCGAATCCGAACTTCGGTGTATCGGTCGATATCGAGTTTTTGAGCATTCAGCAGCGTGACGCGCTGGCAGATCCACGCAAGCAGAACGTTTTCAAGACCAAGCACTTGAACATCTGGGTGGCAGCCGCGTCGCCCTGGTTGAACCTGCACAACCTGCAGCAAGCCGGTGACAGCACGCTGACCATCCATGCGATGAAGTGGGACGGCAGCAAGATCGGCCTCGACCTGGCCAGCAAACAGGACATTGCAAGCGCAGTGACGCTGGCCTGGATCGGGGAAGGCGAAGAGCGGCACTACTACGCATTTTCAAAGAACTATGTGCCCGATGCCGCGCTGGAAAAACCAGAAAACGCGCACTACCAGGCATGGGTCAATGCAGGTCACCTGATTGCCACACCGGGCAACATGATTTCCCTGACCCAGATCGAGGAAGACGTGCTGGAAACCACCCAGCAGATTGGAACGAAAGAGGTGGCCAAAGACCCGTGGGGCGGTCACCAGATGGGTGCCAACCTGGCAGAGGCCGGGCTCACCGTGGTGGACATACCGCAGCAGGTGCGATACCTCAGCGATCCAATGAAGGAGATTGCGGCTCTGGTTGACTCTGGCCGCTTTCACCATGACGGCAACCCGTGCTACGTCTGGATGATGAGCAACGTCGAGGTCAAGGAAGACCGCAACGAAAACATTTTCCCGCGCAAGTCCAGAGCCTCCAACAAGATCGATGCGGCCCTCGGGACCATCGTGGCAATGAACCGGGCACTTGCCCCACCGGAAGAAGAACCTTCCTCATTTTGGGAAACAAGCTAGTGAAATTCCTAGACCGACTTTTTGGGCGCAAGGCGGCCCAGCTCACCTACGACCAGGTGGCAGACCTGATCGATGGCCGTGGCGGTCGGTCAGTGGCTGGCGTCATGGTCACCGAGAAAACAGCCCTGCAAACCTCCACCGTGCTGTCCTGTGTCAAGGTCATATCGGAAGGCTGTGCAACGCCAAAGCTCAAGGTATTCCGTGAGCTGAAAGATGGCTCGCGTGAGCTGGCCACCAACATCCCGGAATACCGGCTGCTGTCCCGCCGCCCCAACGAATGGCAAACCTCATTCGAGTGGCGGCAAATGATGACGCTGCACGCCTGCCTGGCTGGCTACGGCCTGTCCATCAAGGTCAAGGGCGACAACAACCGGCTGCTGGAGTTCATTCCTGTAGCGCCGGGCAACTGGAGTGTGCGCCGCGTCAGCCGCTACGAGCTGATCTACACCTGCTGGGACGAATTCGGCAAGATTGGCGACTTCACCTCTGACCAGGTATTCCTGCTCAAAGGCATGCAGATGGACTGGACCAAGCCGCTCAGCCCTGTCACCCTGGCTCGCACCGCCATCGGGCTGGCCATGGCCACCGAAAACAGCCAGGCCTCCATGCATGCCAACAGCCTGCGCCCCAGCGGTATGTATTCGATAGATGGCAGCCTGTCCCAAGAGCAGCACGAACGGCTGGCAGCCTACCTGGAAAAGAAGGCAGGCCCGTCAAAAGCCGGTATCCCTTTGATCCTCGACCGGGCTGCCAAGTGGGTCAGCAACACCATGACCGGGGTCGATGCGCAGCACGTTGAAACCCGCCGCCTGCAGATCGAGGAGGTCTGCCGCAGCTGGGGTGTATTCCCCATCATGATCGGCCACTCGGACAAGAGCGCCACCTTCGCCAGCTCCGAGGCCTTCTTCGCGGCCCACCTGATCCACACCTTGTCGCCCTGGCATACCCGCTGGACGCAAGGCCTGGACGAATTCGTGCTCGATGGCAACGGCCCGCTGTTTGCCGAGTTCGATACCCGCTACATGCGTGCCGGCTCGATGAAAGACCGCAGCCAGTGGGCTCGCACCATGGTCGAAACCGGCATCTACACCCGCAACGAGGCGCGTGAAGAAGAGGGCAAAGACCCATTGCCCGGCCTGGATAAGCCCCTCACCCCCATGAACATGACCAACGGCTCCACCCAACAAGGAACCAACAATGAAGACCCTACCGATCCCGCAGCAGAAGCCTGACCGCAAGGCAGCACCGTCGCCCACCATGGCGCAGAAGTCCCCAGTGCACATGCCACAGCAACTGGAACGCAAAGATCGCCCCGCTGGCCAGCGCGAGCATCGCTCCTACACCCTCAGCATCAAAGCCGTGGGCGACGACGGCACCGTTGAAGGGTACGGCTCGGTGTTTGGTGTGCGTGACAACTACGACGACGTGATCGCCGCTGGCGCATTCCTTGATTCCCTAAAAACCCACAAGGCGGCAGGCACCATGCCAGCCATGCTCTGGCAGCACGCATCCGATGCCCCGATCGGCGTTTGGACCGAGATGGCGGAAGACTCCAAAGGACTGCGCATCAAGGGCCAGCTCTGCCTGGATGCTGAAAAGGGCAAGGAAGCCTACGCCCTGCTAAAGATGGGTGCCATCACGGGCCTTTCCATCGGATTCATGAGCAAGCAGTGGGCCTACGACCGCGAGACCGATGTCCGCACTTTGACTGAAATTGACCTGTGGGAAGTCTCCCTGGTCACCTTCCCGGCCAACGAATCGGCCCGGGTTACGAATGTGAAGTCGTCCAACGAACTGGCGACACCCAAAGATGCCGAGCGAATCCTGCGTGATGCCGGATTCAGCAAAGCCGATGCGACGGCACTGGTGTCGCGCGTCATGCGGATGGGAGAAGAGCGGAGTGATTCCGTCGATTCGACCGCCAAAGCCCTCAAGTCAGCCCAGCGGCTGATTGCCTCCCTGTCCTCCACCTAATCACCACCTGAAAGAACCACCATGAAAAAGTCTCTGACCATGCTGGCAGTGATGGCTGCCCACTTCGCAGCCTTCCAGGCCAAAGCCGAAACCTTCGCCGTGTACGAAAAGCGTGAAGACCCCTCCATCAAATC